GGGTAACATGACTGTATCCAGTTCGGCCAGCACAGCTTCTTTCCCGGGGAACGGCGTCACTACCGTGTTCCCACTTCCGTTCAGGTTCTTCAGCAACAGTGATGTTGAGGTTTCCCTTCTCAATGTTGCGTCGGGCGTTGTCACGCCGCAGTCCATCGGTACCAATTACACGCTTTCCGGCGCAGGCGATCCGGAGGTGGACGGAAACGCAAACAGCACATTGACGATGCTTGTGGCGCCTCCGTCCGGGGTAACGCTGATTGTTGAGCGGGTCATGGATGCAGTTCAGCAGACTGACATCATCAACCAGGCTCGGTTCTTCCCTGAGATCCACGAGAACGTTTTTGACCGGCTGGTGATGCTTATTCAGCAGAACGCCAGCGTGATCGGCAGGGCATTGCTTCGCCCAATCGGGAAGGATTACTTCGACGCTCTCGGCTACAGAATTGCAAACCTGCATGACCCGATAGGCTCCCAGGACGCCGCCACGATGGCCTACGTTCAGCAGGCAATTGCGGCATTGCTGGAGATCGGCAACGGTTCAGCCAATAACGCCGCTAACGTGCTGTATGTGCCGAACGGGCCGAACCCGACCCCACTCAGCGTGCAGAATCGACTTCGCCAAGCAATCTTCTTGGATGACTACAAGACGACAGTCGTCGACGGCGTAACCAGCAATCAGGTTGACCTAGAGAATGCTCTTCTGGCTTGCGTAACAAAAGGGGCCGACCTCTTCTGGCCGGATGCAACGCCAAGGGTATCAACTGCTCCGCTTGTAAGCCTCCATTCCGTCCACCACGTAGGCCCTGGAGTCATCAAGGCGGACGGCCTTTTCTTTTATGTTGACCCAAGAGCAACGCAAGCGAACACGCTGTATATCTCGCCAGGCGGAACCGGTGACGGCCTATCACCAAGTCGACCTATGGCGGGCATCAATGGGGCCGTTGACGCACTACGACCAAGAGCGCCAATAGGGTCGCAATGGACAATCAGTGGTGGCGCGGGGACCTATAACGAGAGCGTAATCCTGCCCGACTGGTTAGCCATTGGTCGTGGATATTTGCAATTCGTATTCCCGGCCCCAATTGGCCAGCGAGCTGAGCCCAACACCTACCCCGCCAAGCTCGACGGAACTGGTATTAATGCGCTGCAAGGCTTCCTGTCTGGAGCCGGCAACAAGATCAATATCCAAAACCTTTGCATCCAGAACTGGTACGACACTGGCTCATCCAACGTAGATCAGGTTCGCCGGGGATTCAGTGCTAGCGCAGGGAGCTTTGCCTTCCTGCAGAACTGCGCATTCACAGGTAATGGCCTGTCTAACGTCGCCGTTCTGCCAGAGGGCATTGTCGTTTTGAATGGCGGCGTACTCGACGGCGCCCGGTATGGGATGGATAACACAGCCGGCCGCCTTTCCTTAAGCGCGACCGATACGACGTATAGCCTAGTTAGAAATGCCCTTGAATATGGGCTGTATGCCAAGCATGAATCCTCTACGGTCATGGACAAGACCGAGTTCCGTAACAACGGCAAGCACCCGGCCGCAGTAAGCTATGGGGCTGCAATTTTCGCGTATAAATCTGGCACCTCTGTCGACACAAGGGGCGTTAAGTATTACCAGAACAACATCTGCCAGAACGCACGCGGCGGATTTGTCGCGGACAACCCAGGCGACCCTGATATCTATGGAACTGGGGCGGACGTCAATACGCGAAGATTCCTCTGCAAAGGGGGCGGCGTCGACGATATCCAAACTTATAAGGCAAACCAGATACTTGAGATCAGCACCCGATACGGCGGCGGCTCAACCACCAGCACCACCGACGTTGTACTGCTCAATCAGATCGCCGAGGTTCGAGAGGGCTACCTATCCAACAACGACCAGTCTCTGCGCATTCGGCTCATTGGCCGGGCCCAAGTGGCTGACGCATTGATCACGCCACAGCTTCGCGTCAACGGTGCAGGCGTCATTACGCTGGGTACCTACCGCATTGCCGCAGGAAAATTCGGCGAGATCCGACTTACTGTGAGGCCGAACACCGCACGCACTGCGTTCGCGGTTGAGTTCTCCTGTACTGATGCAATCCAGAACCTTGGCGCGGCGGTCGGGCAGATCATCACCACCACCACCGACCTGACGGTTGCAACGCTGCAAATGGAGGTTGCAGGAAGGGCAGATGCTGGCGGAACAGCATCTTTCCTGAGTTGCATGGTTGATCTTCTCGGGTAGATGGCATGGGGGTATGAGCAATGGATTTCAACGAAGCTTTTGACCGCCTGATAGGCCATGAAGGCGGTTATTCCAATCACCCTGACGACCCGGGCGGAGCAACCATGTGGGGCGTTACTGAAACGGTCGCAAGATCATGGGGCTATACCGGGGATATGCGCAGCCTCCCACGCGACACAGCCAAGGAGATTTACCAGGCTCTGTACTGGAGGCGCGTGCGAGCAGAGGAAATGCCTGATGCCATTCGGTTTGACTTGTTCGACACGGCGGTGAATTCCGGTGTTGGCCAGGCCGTGAAGATCCTCCAGCGCGCAGCCGGCGTCACAGATGATGGCGTGATCGGTCCTAAAACGCTGGCGGAAGTCCGCGCCATGGACCCTCAGAAGCTCGACAAGCGCTTCAGCGGATACCGGCTGAAGTTCATGACAGGGCTGAAGAACTGGCCTTCATTCGCCAAGGGATGGGCGAATCGAATCGCGGCTAACCTGATCGAGGACTGAACGATGATTGAGTGGATCCTTGGGATTGTCGCGATTGTCGCGGCAGCCCTGGGCTTCTTCGGCGGTAACGCCATAGGGAAGTCCAGCGGCAAGAAAGAGGGCGCACAGCAGGCCAAGACTGAACAGGCCTCTGTGCAAAACGAGAAAGCGGCGCAGGCCGCAACGGAGCGTACCCATGTCGAAGTTGAGGTGGCTGCTGATTCTGACGATGAGCTTGAGCGCAGGTTGCAGCGTCACTCCCGTAGTGAGTGATACAAGCTGCACCTGGGTTAAGCCGATCACCACGACCCCCGCAGAGCGCAAGGTGATGACACGGTACACGAAGGAGCAGATTGCAACCTTGAACGACATGTGGGACCTCAAGTGCGGGAAGCGCTGAACTAGGGGCTACGGCCCCTTTTCTTTTGGAGAAGGATGAATGATCAAAGACATCAAGCCGACCGTAGGGGTATGGCAGAACGTGTACGCGCTGACCGGGTTCGCCGTTGGCACTCCGCTTTTGATGCAGAACAAGAACGGTGGCCGGTGCGCAGTGTGGGAGGGTGCTGCTCCACCTACCTCTGATGGAGAGGACGACCGCCATGGATACGAGTTGGTGCTAGGAGGCCTTCCAGCGCGAACCCTGAGCGCGAATCCTCCAGGGGTGTGGGTGCTGTACTGGGAGGTAGGATTCACGCCAAAGGGCCGCATGTGCGTGCAGGAGTGGGCATCATGATTGGTCCATCTATCGGCATGACCGGTTCAGAAGTCCAAGCGATGATCGATCAGGCCATGGCCAGCGGATCGCCAATGACTGTCATGAACCAAGCCGTGACAGAAGGTCAGACGGTTACGATCCCGAACACCAACAACGATGTAACGCTCAACCTTGAGACTGGTGGCGCCCAGCTAAACGCCGTGACTATCAATCTGCCGGGAAACTCTGACGGCAGGGTCGGGCAGAGGGTGTTCGTCAACTCTGATGGTCAGATCGCCCTGGCCCACTTCCAGTCGAGCATCACCGTCAACGGCGCCGACTACATGTTCAACCCCGGCGACAACTGCGTGTTCTACCGGAACAAGCCCGCCATTCTTTCGAGGATCACCGCATGAAGCGTTTCCTTATTGCGCTGGCGCTACTGCCGGCACTGGCCTTTGCGGGCCCTAGCGACATCGTCACGAACCAGCGCAATGCTACTGATACAAGCAGCATCCCGCGCACTGTGGCCAAGCCGCCTGGAACTCAAGATGGTCTGATGGGCTTCAACGGCACCACCGTTCTGCCTGTGCACTGGACAATCGGAACAGGCCTGCAGATCAGCAGCGGCTCTCTGGTCGCTCTGCCTCAGGCGTGGACTGACATCACCGGGAAGCCTACCTTCGCACCGGTTGCCACAGCCGGCACCTACGCATCGCTCACGGGGATCCCTTCGACGTTCCCGCCATCAGCGCATACCCAGGCATGGAGCACGATCACCAGCACGCCTACAACGCTGGCAGGCTATGGCATCACTGACGCCTATCCGCTTACTGGCAACCCTTCCGGGTTCTTGACTGGCATCACTTCTGGACAGGTCACCGCGGCGCTTGGATTCACGCCCTACAACGCCACGAACCCATCGGCCTACATAAACCAGGCCGGGGCCAGATCTGCAATCTCGTTGACTACCACGGGCACGTCTGGCGCCGCTACCTATAACAGCGCCACTGGCG